CCCTTACGCTCGCCCAAGCCTACGTGCAGGTGATCTACAGCCCAAATCCCAACTTCGAGTGGATCGAGATGGTTCAATACACGCAATTCCCGAACGACATCAGCTACGGGTCGCTCAGCACGATCGGCTTCAGCACCTCGGTGGTTCAGGCCGACAGCGGCACCAATCAGCGCACGGCTCGATGGGATCAGGCGCTGCGCAAATACAACATCTCCTATGGCGTCCGCACGCGCGAGCAGTTGCACGACCTGATCCAGTTCTTTCACGCGATGAAGGGGCGCTATTACTCGTTCCTGTATTTCGATTGGGCCGACTATTCCTCGAACTTCGCCACGCAGACCGAGGAGCGCGGGGTTCCCCCGATCACGGACACGGATCAGGTCATCGGCACGGGCGACGGCACCACGCAGGTGTTTCAGCTGACGAAGACCTATCAGACCAAGAACGGCTCGACCTCGCACGTCAGGCTGATCACCAAGCCGATGACCGCGCAATGGACCGACGCGCAGATGACCATTCCGTGGTCGCCCGTGCTCGTCTCGCTCAACACTTGGGCTTGCAAAAACTTCACCGTCGACCCGACGACTGGCCTCGTCACGTTCGGAGCGCCCCCGATCATCAGCGGGACGTTCAACGGCGTGTTGCTCGATACGAACAAGGTGCAATACACAGGAGCCCCCGGCACCTTCCCGCAGGCGTTGTTGAACCAGACCGTGCAGATCACGGGAGCCGCGACGCAGAACAACTGCCCGATGTTCACGACGGCCGAGTGCATCAGCGTGGCCGAGGACGGCGGCAACTGTGTCATCGAGTATTTCGGCCCCGGCAGCGCGCCGATCGCCGGCTCATGGGACATGACCATTCAAGGCCATGACGGCACGCCGATCGAAGGCTCGACCGTTTTCGCCGGCTTCTATTTCTATGTTCCCGTCCAATTCGACACGGACGAGATTTCCACGAACTTCGAGGATTACGGCGTCGGCGCGGTCGACGGCGTCAAGCTGCTTGAGGTTCGTCCGACGGAGGCGCTCGGCATATGAAGCAGATCAATCCGCTCCTGTTCGAGGAGCTGTGCAAGACCTCGAACAATATCGTCACGGCTTGGACGGTCACGCGGCTGGACGGCGTGGTGCTGGGCTTCACGTCGCATGACGTTCCGTTCATTTACAACGGCATCGCCTACAATCCGGCCAACGCCTTCAGCGCCTCGGCGGCCATGTCGAAGGCCGACTTCTCGCTCGACAACATGGAGGCCGACGTGCTGTTCACGGAGGGCATCCAAGAGCAGGACGTGATCAATGGCGTCTATGATTACGCCTCGGTGCAGATGTTTTGGATCAACCCCTATAATCCTCAGTGGGGCTCGATCCCGATACGGGGCGGCAATCTCGGCGTAGTGACCTCGAAGCAGGGGCATTTCACGTCCGAGTTGCGGTCGTTTCAAGAACAGCTGCAATTGCCGTTCGGCGAGCTGTTCACGCTGGAGTGCAACGCCAAGCTCGGCGACGCGCAATGCAAGGTCGTCACGGCGGCCGGCGCTTGGGCTCCAAGCACGCAGTATTTCACGAGCGCGGTCTCCGACGCCTCCTACACGTCGGTCGTTCGCCCGAGCGTCTTTAACGGCTTCTGGTATAAGCTCGTCGGAGGCCCCAACACGCAGACGATCAGCAAGCCGTCAGGCGAGAATTACGCCGGCAACACATGGGTCGGCAACGCCTTCCTCTATACGCTGCTTTACGGGCAGGACCCGCCGATTTGGGTCGTCGTTTGGGCGATGCAGTTGCAGCAGGCTTGGCTCGCCAACCCGCCGCAGGGTCAACAAGTCACGGACACCGTGCCGCTCTCCAGCGGCAACAGCGGCGCGACCGAGCCCGCGTGGCCGACGACGCTCGGCGCGACCATCACGGACAACGGGCTGACGTGGCAGGCGATCCGGGCGCGGGTGCAGTATGGCACGGTGTCGGGCGTCGTGAACCGCATGGGCTTCGTCGACAACAGCATCGCCCAAACCTCCGACATGTATGAGTTTTTCCAATACGGCACCCTGCAATGGCTCACCGGGGCCAATGCTGGCGTCGTCACGGAAATTCGTGATTTCCAAATCTTCAAGCCGGGCTACCCGACGTTTCAGCTGATCGACGTGATGATGTCGCCGATACAGGTAGGAGACACCTATTGGGTCTCTCAAGGCTGCAATCACATCCGCTCGACCTGTTCAACGGTCTTCGACAACGTGTGGAACTTTCGAGGCTTCCCCGACATGCCGACCGAGGACACGGTGCTCGCGACGCCGAACTTCGAAAACGCAAACTCCTCGTTCAACCTCTAGCCTTCGAGCTCATTTTCGTGCAATCAATTGCACGCACAACAGTCTAGGAGGGATCATGTTCTCACGTAGCGCCATCGTGACCGAGGCCACCAGCTGGGTGGGCACGCCTTTTCAGCATCAAGGCCGGACGAAGGGTCCGCACGGCGGCGTCGATTGCGTCGGCCTGATTATCGGCGTGTCCAAGAACCTCGGTTATTACCCTCAGGACGTGCCGCATAACTATCAGAAGCAGCCGAACACGCCGATGTTGAATAAGACGTGCGAGACACTGCTGACCAAGCCGGCCAATCGCCAAGGGCTCGCCAAGGCGCTGCCCGGCGACATTCTGATGTTCGCCACCAATCAGGCTGGGCAGGGCACGCATCTGGCTTGGGCCGTCATGCTGAACGGTCGTCTGTCCATGCTGCACGTGATGACCACGCAAGGCGCGACGGTCTGTATGCACCGTATCGCCCCGCCATGGACGAGCAAATACCTGACTACCTACACCCTGCCCTTCACGGAAGAGCCCGCTTAACCACAGGAGGCGACCATCGCTACTGGTGCAATTGGTCTGGTCCTCGGCCTTGGCGGCATGGTCCTACAGGGGCTGATGGCCCCCAAGGCCAAGACGAAATGGAACTTCGGTCCGCGCGTGTCGGATTTGAACGTGCCGTCGGTCAACCCCGGCAACACGATCCAATACGTTTGGGGGGCGATGAAGGTTCCGGGGCAGTTCATTTACTGCCAACGGCTCGTCGAGACGACTTGGATCATCACGACCTACATTAGCTCTGACAATATCTTCTCGTCCATTTTCGGCGGCGGCAAGAAGCCAACTTATAACGTAAAGTTCACCTATTCGTCGACGATGGCGCTCGCGTGGTGCGGCGGCCCTGTGCTCCAGATCAACCGCATTTGGGCCAACGGCAAGCTCATGTGGGCCAATCCAGACATCACGGCGGCGGAGATACAGGCGGAGTTCGACGCCTGCTACTACTCCGAGCAGAGCCGCCTGATCTCGCTCGGCGTCGACGCCACGCTCGCCTCGTGCTCAGCCTACATCTTCGCGATGAACAATTACGTGAACCCGGAAGACGTGACTTGGGGCACGATCCAATCGGCGGACGCCTACATCTCCTCACACCCGCCGACGCCGCTTGGAAACTTCAACGGCAGCGCGATCGGCCCCACGATAGCACAGCTGTTCGACCCGATTATTTGGGACATCTTCTACACGCCGACGATGGTGCGCTATGGCAGTCTCACCCATTACCTCGGCGACGAGAACCAAGAGCCTGACCCGACCTTGCAGTCGCTGGCCGGCGCGCAGGCGGCCGACGTGCCCGCTTATCGCGGCATCTGCTACACGGTGATCAACGCCTTGCAGCTCGGCGGCTTCGGCAACACGATCCCGACGTTCCAAGCCGAAATACAGGAGCGCAACGGGCAGGTCCGCATCGTGGATTTGGTCAACGATCTCATGAGCATGTCGGGGCTCACGAGCGACCAATACAACCCCTACGGCACGATGGACAACACGCTGGCCGTGGACGGCTACGCGGTCACGCAGGCCGTCGCCACCCGGCAGGTCTTGCAGGACATGCAGAACGTCTTCCCGTTCTATGCGTGCGAGCAGAATTATCAGCTGACGTTCCACGAGCTCTACTCCAAGCCCGTCGCCATCCTTCGGCGCGAGGACTTGGCGGCGCATCAATATGGCGACGAATTTCCCGACCCCGAGGAAGTGAAGCGCGCCCCCGACACGGACCTGCCGCGACGCTTGAACCTGAAGTATCAGGAGAAGGCGCGCAACTATTCGATGAACACGGTTTGGGCCGAACGGTTCACTGGACCGTCGTTCACCGTCGAGGACATGGACATCACCTTCGCGCTGGAGCGAACGCAGGCTCAGCAGCAAGTCGAGGAGATGCTCGCCTACCGCTACTTGAACCGCGTGTCGGTCAAGGTGCAGGTGCCGATGAAATACATCATCCTCGACCCCGGCGACGTCGTTTACATCCCGAACAAGTATGACCCGACGGTCAGGGACATGTGGCGGATCATGTCGATGTCGGTCGGCGCTAACGGCCTGATCGAACTGGAGATGACCCATTTCGAGTATATTCAGGACGTGCAGACGACCGTCACCCTAGACCTGCCCGAGATCGTGCAAGCCCCGACGGTCAACGCCAACACGAAGACCTGGCCCTTCCTGTTCGACTGCCCGATGCTGAACGACACGGACAGCGGACAGTCGCCCGGCTTCTACGTCGTGTTGTCTGGCTCGACCGTCAATTGGGGCGGCGGCTCGCTCTATGTCGACACGTCCAATGCCGGCGCGGTTCCGGCGTTCGACGGCATGTTGCCGCCCGATCAGCAAGGCACCAATTTCGCGCTGCTCGCCTCGTCCAACTTCGAGGTCCCGCAGGGCAAGGTCGTCTCTCCGCTGGCCTCGGGCTGCATCCCCGGCGTTTGGGATTACGCGAGCCGGCTCTACGTGCTGTTGCGCGACACGACCCTCGTGCTGCCCAGCGTCGACCCGACCACCATGCTGACCACGCCGTCGAACGTGTTCATGTGCGGCAAGGAGGTCATTGCCTTCTGCAACGCGACGAACCTCGGCAACGGCAATTGGGAGCTGTCGCAGATCATGCGCGGCATGTGGGGGACCGAGCAGTTTATGGACGGCCATTTGGCCGCCGAGGACTTCGTGTCCTTGCAGAACGTGCAGCGCATCTCGCACGAGGCGTCCTATCTGAACGACACCAACGATTACATCGCGCTGACCAGCGGGGAGCCCTTCAGCAACGAGACCCCGTTCAACTTCACGGACACGGGCGTCTCGCTGATGCCGCACGCCCCGTGGATCGGTCAATGCTACACCCCATCGGACGGCTCCGGTCGGGATTACATCCTGAACTGGCAACCGAGGAACAGGCAGAACGGCGAGTGGGCGGACGGGTCCGACATCACGCTCGATCAGCTCACCGAAGCCTACGTCATCACCGTCACGATCGGCGGAACGACCAAGACTTACAATCTCGGCGCGGTCCGCACGTGGACTTACACCGTAGCGATGCAGACGGCTGACTTCGGCGGACCCGAGGAGCACCCCTTGTTCACGATCTATCAGGTGGGAGCCATCATCGGTAACGGCTTCACCTCCCCTGTCCAATTTTAAGGAACGACGATGGTCAACACCCCGAAGCTCGGCATGACCTTGATGGCCACGAACATGGCCAACAAGGAGATGGTCTTCAACAACTCGCTGCTGATCATGGACGCGCTGTTCGGACGCAGCGTGCTGTCGGCGACGACCGCCGCGCCTCCCAGCTCCCCCAACAACGGCGACGCCTATATCGTCCCGGCCTCTCCGACCGGCGTTTGGGCCGGCAAGACCAACTCGATCGCCGTCTACTCCTCCGGTTGGCAGTTCGTTTCGCCGCCCGTGAACATGGAACTGAAGGCGGCGGACACGGCGGCCTATTGGACGTGGAACGGCACGGCTTGGGCGAACACCACGGGCAGCGTCGTCCCCGTCAACTTCAAGGACATGGACGACGTCAGCGTCGCCGAGAACTCGGGCAACGACGGCACGTTCGCCATGTGGGATAACGCCTTGGGCAAATGGACCAACGGCCGAGAGCCCTACCCGGTCGGCTGGTTCGTGATCAATGCGCCCTATTCCGGCGAAGTGATCTTGATGCACGTGTCCTATCGCGCTTGGACGCTGCCCGCGAGCTTCACGGGATCGGTCGGCAAGTGCCTCTCCAATCCGACGAGCGCCTACACGATGAACGTCCTGCAAAACGGCACGTCCATCGGCACGATCAGCATCAGCACTTCCGGCGTGTTCACGTTCACCGCCGCCAGCGCGACGACCTTCGCGGCCGGCGATTTGTTGGAAGTGGTCGCCCCCGTGACCGCCGATCCGACCGTCGGCAAATTCGGCATCACCTTGCTCGGTAGCTAAACCGTGCAGTTAACTGCAAAGGAAAGAACCATGTCGCAGATGACCCCCGGTGCAAGTTTGATACAGGCCGGCGCGAAGAAGACCATATTGCGCGCCACAATCACGCGAGCCGATGGTAGAACGGAAGAGCTCGGAGTTATCTCCTACTGGCACAAGAACCCGATCAAGCGAGCGTGTTTCGGCTTCCTTCAACGGCTCAAGAAAAGGTGATCCATGACCGTCCGTCTGCAAAATAGAGGGCTCGCCGCCGTGACCGCCGCTTTGGTGGCCGCCGCCGCGTTCAAATATATGCAATGGGGCGTCGGCTCCGACCCCGGCGCGACCAGCAACGTGCTCGGCTCGACCACGGGCACCACGGAGGCTCGCACCGTCGGCACCGTCTCGCAAGTCACCACGACCGTGACGAACGACACCTATCAGGTGGTTGGCGCGATCACGGCGCTGGAAACGCTCTCGGTGACGGAGCTGGGGCTGTTCGACGCTGCGGGTTCGGGCTCGCCCCCGACGGGCGGCAACATGGCCTGGTATGCGGTGTTCTCGTCCATCGGGCTCAGCTCCGGGGATAGCGTGACGTTCACCGCGCAGGTCCAGTTCCAGTAAAATTGCAATCATCTTCAAATAGAGCATCGCGGTAGACCGACCGCAACAAAAACGGAGACGACATGACTGCGGTGCTCACTAAACATTACGATCTCGTGCTGTGCAACACGCCGACGGTCGGCACCGGCTCGGTTGTGGCGGCCAGCGCGGTCGCGCCATACATGAACTTCACGCAGGGCGGCGTTCAGAGCGGCGACACGATCTCCTATTCGCTGATCGACGTGGCGGGCGGCAACAGCGAGACCGGCTGGGGCGTCGCCACGTTGTCAGGTTCGACATGGACACTGACGCGCAATCCTACCGCCAGCACCAACAGCGGATCGAATATCAGCCTTTCAGGCTCGGCGACGATCAGCATCAGCATCATTTCGCAGGATATAGGTCTTGGGCTGCCTCAGTTGCTCAACACCGTCACCGGATCGGGCGTGGCGTCGCTTGCCGACACGACCAGCATCACTTCGACGTTTACGTCTTACACGCTTAGGTTTACAGGCATAATACCTTCGGCGGACGGAATTAGCGTAGGGCTACAGGTCTACGCGAATGGTGGATGGGTAACGTCGTCCGTCTATGGCGTCTGCAACTACGCCTGCACGTTCGGCATGGGCTCTGCGATCAACACCTCTACTACCGCATCCAAGATTTATATGGACTACACACCTGATAATAACATATCTCACACCTATCCAATGGGTGGCACGATGGATTTGTTTAATATCGGTGGCTATATGACGACACGTTTAGGGTGCACATACTATACCTCTGGTGGAACCCCTGTTCAGCTACAGGGGTCCGGTGCGTATGCAGCTAACTATGCTGTCACAGGCATCCGGCTAATACCTGACAGCGGCACCATTAGTGGCACTATGAAGATTTACGGCAACCCGTGAGATTTTGATAATGACCCTTCTGAACGGACTTACCGTCGTAGACCTAGCCCGCGTTTCCACCGCAACTACCGGAACAGGAACCATTACGCTAGGAGCGGCGGTGTCTGGCTTCCTGACCTTCAACGGCGCGGGAATCACCAGCGGCTCGAACGTGCCTTATGCGATCACGGACAATAGTGGGGCGGCTAGCGAGACCGGCTGGGGAACTGTCACCAATTCGGCGGGCACATGGACGCTGACGCGCAACGTCTTGCAGAGCACGAATGGCGGTGCGCCAATTAGCTTGTCAGGCTCGGCGCAGGTGATGGTATCGCCCATCGCCTCGTTATTTCCTAATGGACCCACTTTGCTCAACACCACTACGTTGAGTAGTGGAGCGGCATATCTTTCGGATACAACCAGCTTGGTGGGAGCCGCTTACTCATCCTACACCGTGAGACTATTTAACGTCGTTCCTGCGACGAACAGTGTCGATATTTGCCTACAATTCTATGCCAACGGCGCTTGGGTGACTTCCGGTTATCAGGTCGCACTTTACACCTACGTCGATAGCTATGGTAGTGCACAGCGAGCAGCAACGGGCATTGGGTCCATCGTTCTTAGCTACACCAACCGCGTGGGGGTTGCAGCTAACTGGGGCGGTATGAACGCGCGGCTTGAGTTGTGGAACCCTGCCGCCGACAACATGCAGATTACAGGAGAGAGCACGTATTACGATACAACCGCCGTCTCGCAGGGCGTCAACTTTATCGGTGCTGCATTGGTGGTTGCTTATCCAATCACTGGAATTCGCGTCTACGCCGCCGCGTCTGGTGGTTCTAGCAGTGGCTACAACATTACTGGCACTATGAAGATTTACGGCAACCCGTGAGATTTTGATAATGACTGCTTTAATCCCTGCACTCAGCTTCGCTGACCTTGCTCGTGTAACTACCTCTACAACAGGCACGGGCACTATCACGCTCGGCTGCCTTCGGGGCAGGCGGCACCAACAAGGCGTTCAGCATAGCGCTGTATAACGTGTAAGGATCAACAATGCCCGGTTTCGGCCCCGTAGGCGGTCTTCCCATAGGCGGCAACCCTCCCGCGCCGACAGGCACATGGACGGCTGGAGTGGCCAACACGCACAAGATGGCCGCGTTCGGCGAGATGGCCTTTGGTCAATTGCCGCAGGTGGCCTATGCCTACACGCGGACGCTCGCCTATCTGAGCACGACAGCCTCGGCGATCACGTCGATCAAGGCCGTCGGCAAGATACTGACCTACGCCTCGACCACGGTGTCGGGCGTCAAGCGCGCCTCGACCCGCACGCTGTCGGGCTTGTCAACCAGCGTTGGCGGCCTCCTCAATAATTTCGGCCACAGCCGAGTGCTCACCGCGACCTCTGTCACCATCAGCCGCTTGGCGAAGTCGCAGACGCTGTTCCGCATGCTCATCGGCGTGTCGACGACCGTCGGCAAGTTGAAGGAGAATTTCGCGTGGGTGCTGACCCTGATCGCGCGACCGAGCGCCAACGGCGTAGTGAAGGCGCACCTCGTCCTATTCCGCACGCTTAGCTATGCGTCCGCGACCATCGGCGCGTTGAAGGCTAATGCGTCCTTGCTGCGGACCCTGCGCTATGTGTCGACGACCGTCGGGGCGTTCTCGCGCAGCGCCGTGCATTTCGGCCGCATACTGCTGGCCGTGTCGACGACAAGCGGCAGCGTCTTCAAGAACACGAGCAAGACCTTCGCGTATCTGTCGCAGACGATCGGCGTCTTCATCAACAGTCGTTATCGCTTCTACACCTTCACCTATAAGATGACGACCGTCCCGAAGCTGAAGAAGCACATTTACCCGGGCGCGAAACGCTACGTTATGACCACGATCCCGCACGTTTGGAAGCGCGCTGGCAAGGTGCTGCGCGTGATCTCGACGCAGACTGCGATGTTCCCAGCTTACACCCGGCAATATAATCGCAAGCTGGCCTACACGTCGCATACGCTGAGCACGGTGATCCGGGGCGTCTTCAAGGGGCCGCTCACGTATCTGTCGTCGACGCTCTCGTTCTTCGACTTCGCGATGGGCGGGTTCCACTACCTGACCCTGAAGTATGTCGCGGTGACGAACAGCAGCCTGAAGAAGCAGGTGGCCGCGACGCTGCTGTATCCGATGACGACGATCGGCAACATGTCGACGACCGTCGTCCACGCGATCCGCCGCCTAATCCAGCTCTACCTATGAGGCGGCCGGTCCACGTTTTGCCCCGCCCGGGTTCGTCGCGGATGAAAAGCTCGCCCTAGTGCGTTAGACCTCTCTTCGCACGTGCAATCAATTGCACACAGGAGGGCGCGATGTTGTCGTTTTACTCGAACGTGCTGGCCAAGTCGCCCGCGTTTCAATCGACCGAGGTTCAGAAATCGACCGATCTTCTTGAGCCCGGCACGCGCGCCGCCGTCGCCGCGCTGATCAAGGAAGCCGCCGAGCATGATCACCATCTCGTCGTGCTCGAAACCTTCCGCTCCTCGCGCCGCCAAATCCAGCTGTTCAATCAGCGCAAGACCGAGCTGCGCAACGTCGGTTGCCACGGCTACGGCGTCGCCGCCGACCTCGGCATCACCGGCCCGTCGGGTCAGGTGGATTGGAGGGCCAACTACACGCTGTTGCAGGCGCTCGCCGAGAAGCACGGCCTGATTTGGGGCGGTGATTGGGGCACGCCGAAGTGCCACCACAGCTTCAAGGACATGGATCACGTCCAACGCATCCCTGTGTTTCGGCAGGAGCAGATGTTCAAGGGCGAGTTCTATCCGCCCGAGACCTATGACCCCTACGCCGACATGAAGGCCCACAACGTCGCGGGCGTCTAATCCCCCCCACCACAGCAAAAGGAGTTTGCAGTGACTGCTCGCATCCTCGACATCGTAACGGTTGTGTCCAATCCGATCGGTTGGGCCAGCCGCGTCAAGCTGGCGCGCGACGCCATAAACTCGTGGCTAAAGGAGCCCAACGTCCGCGTCACGCTGGTCGAGTGCGCGCACGGCGCTCGCGGCTATGAGCTGGCGGACCTCGCCGACCCGCGCGTCACGCATATTCCAGTTCGAGCGACAACGCTGGTTTGGAATAAGGAGAGCCTGCTGAACATTGGCATCTCGCGCCTGCCGCCCGACGCCAAATACATCGGCACGTTCGACGCGGACATTGAGTTCCGCCGCGACGGCTGGGCCTCGAACACCATCCGCGCCCTCGACCTCTATCCGGTCGTGCAGCCGTGGGATAAGGCTTACGACCTCGGCCCGAATGACGAGCATATTCAGACGCACGTTAGCTTCGCCAGCGTTTATCACGCGGTTGGCCCGGTCGTTCCGAAGAGCGGCAAGTTCTGGAAGACTGACAACGGCCCTTACGACTACCCCCACTCGGGCTTCGCTTGGGCGTGGACCCGCGACACGCTCGATCGCATCGGCGGCATGTTCGAGCTCGGTGGGATGGGCAGCGGCGACCACCACATGGCGCTGGCCATCGTTGGCCAATCAGATCGTTCGGTGCCGGAAGGCGCGCACCCAAACTACGTCGCGGCGATCAAGCGTTGGGAGACCGGCGCGCTCTCGCATATCAACGGCAAGCTCGGTTTCGTCCACGGCACCATTGAGCATTGGTTCCACGGCCGCAAGCACCAGCGATACTACCTCGGCCGCTGGGATATGTTCGTGAAGCACCAGTTCGACCCGATAGCCGACCTGAAGCGCAACACCTTCGGCGTGATTGAGTTCGCAGGCAACAAGCCCGATCTGGAGCTCGATTTCGACCGGTATCTGCGGTCGAGGCATGAGGACGTGAACACCCTCACCTAAGCGTCTTCAACGCGCGCGTGCAATTAATTGCGCGGCTTTAAACCAAGGAGTGGAACATGAAACACATGGTCACGAACTGGCAGACGACGGCCTTTGGCCTCGTCGTGCCGACCCTCTACGCCCTGAAATTCGCGGGCGTTCCCGGCCTCGATTTCCTGCCGCCGTTCGAGCAGGAGCTGCCGCTCGTTTTGTCGGTCTTCGGCATCGGCGCGGCGGCCAAGGACGCCGGCAAGTAATCACCAACGGAGGGACACTGCCATGAGCACCGCCGCCACGACGATCTCGATCACCGCCAAACTTTCGTTGCCCTCGCTGGCGACGGTGCTGAAGCTGCCGACCTCGGTCGGCGGCGTTTCCGTGTCCACGCTCGCTGGCGTGCTCACGCACGGTTCGACCGACCTCAAAAAGCTGATCCTCGATCTCGAACATCACGAGTGGCGCGACGCCGCCGAGCTGTTCGCCGACGATGGTCTTTACGCGGC